AGATAATCTGCCTCATCGAGAATGACAACTTTATATCCTCCCTGCAAAGATATAGATGAAGCGAACTGTTTAATTTTTGTTCGCAATGTATCTATATTGCCTTCTTCAGAACCATTGATTAAAATATAATCTAATTCCAATTCATTGCAAAAAGCTTTGGCAACGGTTGTCTTACCAAGACCAGCAGTACCGGTGAAAAGCATATTAGGCAGTTCACCGGTATCTACTATTTTTTGAAATACCTGCTTGAGATTATCTGGTAAGATAGTATCAGCAATTTTACGTGGACGGTATTTCTCTACCCACAAGAAGTCATTCGACATTCACAATCTCCATAACAAAAATATATTATATCACAAAAGGGAAAGATTGTAAATATTATTCTTCTTCTTCGTCGTCTGAATCCATTGCAGCTTCTTGCTGCATCTGTTCACATAGTTGAACCATTTGGATACATTGATCACGAAGAGTACCAATTGTAGATAGTTCTTCGCCTTTAAATGCACCACGCTGGGTCATAGCATCGATAACCGCAATCGTGCTACGGCTAGTTTTGTTTGCAAGATCTTGCAGTTCTTCGACTTGTTCTGACATGTCATTATACTCCAAAAGTAGATGATTTTTCTAGTGCAATCCAATAAGTCACGTTCACTTCTTTGTTCTTGAATTGCGTGATTAATTTAGATGAAATCTGAACTTCATAATCACCTGGTAAAATTTTCAGATTACCAATACTAATTATAAAGTTAAAATTAACATCAGGCTTAAACTCGCCATCAACATCGATCGAGAATGTATTTGATGTAGAGTTTTGTGAGTCCACAACAGAAAGACTTAGTACGCCATCTTTACCTGTAATTGATACCTCGCTATGTCCTAACGTTGAAGCTGCACGTTTCAGTTTGTTTAGCGTATCATTTGTAAGAACAAAAGAGACATCAGGATCTGGCATAGTGATGTCTTTCTTTGATGTAGTTAAAGTATCTTCGGCAGAGAAGAAATACTTTACCTTGGACCTACCGACTGAATCCCCAACTGTGACATACTCATCTCTAAATTTAAGACGGGGTGTGTCAACAAGACCAAGGACGCCGATAAATTCATTCAGATCATAGATACCAAAGTCCTGGGGAAACTGTTCATCAACGATGGCAGTACCCAGCACGTTACGTGCTTCGGATATAGTTCTAATTGTATTACCTGAACGAATAATTAGATTCTGGTTAATACCAGAAAAATTCTTTAGGACGTTTAACGTTCTATCACTCAGTTCCATAATGTACTCCAATTTATAATCATATTATTATACCACATATCTATACCATTGTAAACCATTAAGCTACCATTTTACTAAAATTCTTTTCTTTCTTAAACTCTATTTTGGAATTAAACTTACCATCAAGTATTTCACCTTTGTGCGATATAACAAAGATGTTTGTATCATTGCCAAGTGTGTGTAGAATTTTCAGTAGGTTATCTACTCCCTCATGGTCTAAGCTAGAGTCAAAAGTTTCATCAAGTATAAGAAGATTGGTAGCTACACTGTTTTTCATCTTAGCAATCTGTCTCCAAGTAAAGAGAAGTGCTAGGTCAATACGTTGTTTTTCGCCTTCAGAAAAGGAATCGTATACGAATGTATCACGATGTCTGGACCGAATAGTTTCATTAAATGCTTCGTCTAGATTAAAGTGTACATAGAAATCCAGAACTTGTAGATACTGATTAACCAACTTATTAATCACAGGCAAATACTGTTTGATAATTTTCGTTTTAATACCAGTATCTTTAAGCATTTCCCCCATTACGCTATTATAGTTTATACTTTCTGAAAGTTCAAATTTGTTTTCAAGTAGATTATCTCTCGAATTATTTAATTCTGAAAGATCTTTTTCTGCTTCGGAAAGGTCAGCGCTTACACCCTTGCTAAGATATAGCTGGTATTCTTTAATTTGCTTTTGGAGGCTAGTGATCTGGACGTTGTTTTCACTGAGTTCAGATACCTTAAGTCGAAGCGTTCGAAGTACGCTCCCGGTCTCACTAATCTCTTTTTCCACCTTGGTCCCGTTCGAACCAATCTTACGGCATTCGGATTGTATTTGATTGGCTTCTTGCTCCGCAGATTTGAGTATGTCATGTTTATGCGAGTCTGAGATGGCTTGGTCGCATACGGAACACGTCTCATTCTCTTCGAAAAACTTGATCCGCTGGCGGACGTTGGTGAGATTCGTTTGCCGATCTTGACCTCCCAGCAATAAGGCCTGGCGTTTATCATGCAAAGTTGCCAGCCTTTCTTCGGCTTCTCGAATAGATTCGTCGAGGCCCAAGCTAAGCTTACTATTCTTCCTCTGTAATTCATCGATACTATTCTGCGATGCATGTATCCTAGACTCATATTCCTTCCTATTCTCTTCTGTTAACGTTCGTATATCTGTAATATATTTTTTCTGTGTATCAATTTTATTTTTTGCAATATCAATTTGGTATGTTAATTCTTTCAGCTGATCTTTCAGTACACTCTGCTTGTCGCGGAGTAATTGGTTCATTCGCGAGAATACATTAATATCCAGAAGATCCTCGATAACCTCTCGCCTGTGTCCTGCCGATAGCTGCATGAATGGGATGAAAGAGGATGAACCCAATACAACTACCTGATGGAAAGACTTATGATTTAGTTTAAGGATATTTTGTTCGAGGATCTTCTGGTACTCTTTAGCATGGGAAGACTGGTTAATCATAGTACCATTTTTCCAGATCTCGAAGATTCCTGGTTTAATGCCACGTACAATTCTAAAGTCAGAATTCCCAATGCTAAATTCAACCTCAACAACACATGCCTTTTGGTTAATTGAATTAATTAACTGAGGCTTATTGATGTTGCGGTGCGGTCTACCAAAGAGAGCGAATGAGATAGCATCCAACATTGTGGACTTACCCGCACCATTCTGTCCTACAACCAACGTCGATTTTGTTTGATTGAGGTTGATCTCTGTAAACTTATCTCCTGTTGAAAGAAAGTTTTTATATTTAACTGATTTAAAAAGAATCATGCTATTTCTAAGGCCTGTGCTTCTGTCATAAGTTCGCGCATACTCATTTTAATCCTATCTTTCTCAAGATCTGTATCAACACCGTCAATATAGTCTTCGACGAGTTTATATGTATCTTCAACATCTAGACCTTCGACGTCTACGTTTTCACCAATAAACTCTTGGAAGTTTTCAGCAATCTTGAGTTCGTAGATATCTTGGCTTTGTATACGATCAATAAACCTTTCAAAAAGAAAAGCGTCGTTCTTGTTAACAACTGTAACCTTGACAAACTTCTTAGATAGATTTGTAACGTCATATGTATTATAATCCATTTTTTCGTCGTTGTAAACAATTTTTTCAAATAAAGTATAGGGATTTCTTACTTTTTCAATTTCTCTTGTTTCAGTATCGACAATGTGGAAAAATTTAGGATCACCTGCATCTGACCAGAAGAATTCCATTTGGCTTCCAAGATACCATATATTGTCCTGCCGTGATGCGGTATGGAAATGTCCTGTTAGTACTAATTCAAATTTGTCAAAGATCTTATGGTTTAAACCTGAATGTGATTGTACGCCTCTTAGCAAATCAAACCCATGTAGTTCTAGGTGCGCACCTAACCAATCAGCTTTACATTCTTGTATAAAGTTCATAGACTGTTCATAGTTTTCTTGACATATCCAAGGGAGTAAGGCAATCCTTAATGATCCATATTCCATTACGGTTGGTTCCATAATAATATGGATTTCATTCATGTAATGGCCAAGACATTCTTTTAGCGAATTAAGGTCATTGGTATTCTTATAATAGGTGTCATGGTTACCAGGAATAATATCCATGGTCATACCACGTTCTCTCAGTTCGTTTAAGAAATGTTTTCTATTGTGATTTAGCGCTTTAAAGTTAACAAACTTACGATGATCATAGTAGTCACCAAGATGTAAGATATGTTGAATACCTTGCTTTTCACATTCAGGAAAGAATACATTACTATAAAAGTCTGCTGCGTTATTTAGAAAGATCTCAGAAGAGTTTCGAATACCACAGTGTGTATCATTTAATATAGCTATTTTCATTCTAAAAATTCACTCAAATCAGAATCTACTTTAATTGTTCTTTTTTTCTTTTCAGTCTTTGCATACTCTTTAAGTAGTGTGTCTTGGCTTTTGACCTTATCAATACGATCACGTAGTGTATCAACAAAGGCGTCAACTACCTGTTGACTCATTTCATCTCCATGATCATTAATAATAAAGTTCTCAATACCAGACTGTGTCAAGTATTTCATTTTAACATCTTGTTGTTTCTTTTCTTTTGCAATTCTTCGAAGAAAGGCAAACCAAGAAATCTGTGTAAAGTATGCAAAGGCGTTCGGTTTACCGGTACGTGTTGCTGCTTCAAGATTGTAGTTACCAATTGCCTTTAGACAGTTTTCAACAGCATCCATGACCATTTCTTCGCGATAAGTGTAACGAATAAAATTGGCTTTGTGAGACAAACCCTCGGCGATACGTAAAAAGCATTGCGCCACGTAATCTGGTACTTTTGGAATAGTTGTTTTAGATTCTTTAGCCTGTTCTACTAAGGTAACATAGTCGACTACAGCTTGAGAGAAATCAGCATTATTAACATAATGTATGCTTTTTCTTTTAGTTCGAGCCATGATCAAATCCTTTCATTATGAGTATTATACCATTCTATGACTAATTTGTACACCCTTTTATTTTATTTCGAAACAAATATTTAATGGATTTACAAAAAGTTGTTTTTATGGTATAATTAGTATACGGTTTAGGGAAGGGAATAGTACTACTTTACAAAGGCGCCAATTCTTCCACCAACGTCTTCGTAGCTAATATATTTGTATCCATCTGGTGGTACAGTTTTTTGCCCTTTCCATACCGGAATAAATTCTGATATACCGTTTTGGAAATCTTCGTTTTCTCTAAAATGTACTTCAATTAATTTATTACCAATATATTCTAAATTAATTCTAGAGTAATCTAATATAACAGGAAATAATAATTTAGGAATTTCATGCTCTTTTTTATGATTAATCTTTTCCCATTTATCCCACTTTACAAATTCTTCTTTGGATTGTTTCGTTCCTTTAACTGTCAATATTTTTGTACCATATTCTGGAAGGTAGTCTACACTATAATGATCCCCATCAAACCATTCACACCAAAAGTAACCCAAAGGAAGGTGCATGGTTTCTTTTTCTATAAAAACTCTTTGGGCCCCTAGTCCCATTCCCATTGCATTTATACAAGGTCTTACTATATACCATCCAGGCTGCGGGACATCAACACCAGTTGGCCCACAATTGTAACCTAATTTTTTAGATAATATTAATTTGTCTAAAACCCAAATATGATCTGGGTTAATTGATTTCCAAACCAGATCTTCTGCAGTGTCTTCCACTAGTGCATAGTACCTTTTGGCTTAAACTGAATTACATTTGTTTTTGTGTCGGAATCCGGAGCGAAAAGATCCGGATCGAAAACATCTTGTTCTGATTCTAGATATTGAGATAAGTACTCATCAAATTCTTCATCTGACATGTTTTCCGCTTTGTCAGTTATTTCATCTAAAGGCATATCTCTTTTAACTAAAGCCTTTTTAATCTTTTGGATTGTACCACTGTAGTGCTTTAAAACTTCTTCAGAAGGAGATGCTTCACATATAATATGTGCTGAGTTTAATGTCTGTAATATACTAGGATCATCGCTAAATCCCATCCATGGTCGGAATGCATAGAATCTAACACCTCTTTTAAAATCCTCGATTAAAACAATTCGCATTGCTGCGCGTATCAGCATTGCTGAATTTTCAGGTTCATCCCATTGAATTACCTCGCAGATAATTTCATCATCATTTGTTAATTTAAATTGTTTAATGTCAGTCATTTGATATCAACTTTATAGCTTTTATGGTTAAACTTTTCTTTTTCATAAATCTTTAATCTTTCTCCAGAATGCTGTAATGCAAAATTCTTTCTGGCTTTCCAGCCTAGATTATCAGTTATATCGTAAAGTGTAGTTGCTTTACCATCTTCACTTTTTCTTAAACCTCTTCCAATACTTTGCAACACTCTAATTTGGGATTTACTTGGCGATGCAAATATGATATTATGTAAGTTCTTAATATTTATACCTGTTGAAAACGTACCAAGCGATGCTACAATAATCGCGTTTTTTTGTTTCTCAACTATACCACGTATGGCTTCTCTATCAGCTGTATCGGTTTCTCCAGAAACAAAAAATACTTTTCGATCTTCATTTACTTTTTGTTCAATCAAATCAAATAAAGGTTTACCGTGCTTTTCAACGTAATTGAAAAGTACTAGCGTGTTACCCTTTTGGTCTACTGCTAAGTTCCGAATGAATTTATTCCTGCCCACATGTGATACGATGTAATCGATTTCATCCTGATATGTTCTCTTACCAAACTCCTCACGTATTTTCTCTGCATAGTTAAGTATGATTCGTTTAATTTCGAGCCTTGCGAGAGTATCGTTATCTTGTAATTGTTTTGTTGAGGTAACGCGGTGTATTGGTCCGAAGAGACCTTGTAAGACCAGTTCATGTGTTTGAGTTCCATCGAGTGTTCCTGTTGTCCCGAAACGGTATGCCGCTTCTGTTGCTTTGTTCATAATATTCATTAAAGATTTAGATTTAAATCCATGGCATTCATCACCAATTACCATACCGAATTGCTGAAACCAATCGCGTGGTAGTTTATAAATTGACTGCCAAGTCGAAATACAAATCGCAGCATCAAACTTTTTATCTTTACCAGAATAGATACGATGCATACCTCTTTCATTTTGACCGTACGATTTAAAGTCCCCATACATCTGTTCAACCAATCCAGTTGTTGGTAC